ATGCACGGACGCACCTTGATAATCGCTACGCTGCTGGCCTGCCCCACGCTGTCGGTAGCCGCAATGCCCCCACTGGACGGGAAATTAACCGGGGCAACCGATGGCTTGATGTATTCCCGGGCAAAATTCACCTGCGGGGCAGTGCCCGCTGACCTTGCGGCCGACTATGTGAAGGCAGCCAAGCTCATTGCAGGCCCTAGTGAGGAATACGACGCAGCCTATCAACAAGTAGCCTCTAGAGCAGGCAACTGGCCCGACATCCCAAACGCCGCAGACCGTACGCTCGAATGCCAGAAAGCGATTGAGTCGTTGCAGATCAAGATCAAACTCGCCCAACGCTGGTTCCCCGAGGCCTACACGTCATCATAGCCACACGACAGGCTTTTCCATCCGCGCACGCCCTGCAAAACCCGGCGCAATGACCGGGTTCGTTGGCCCTTTGTGGCCGGCAGCTATCGGGGTGCTTGCTGGACTGGGCGGGACGAATGGCGCGATGGCAGCCTCTTAACACGCCTGGAGCTTAGCGTCGCTGGAGTATCCCGCATCGGCCGTGACGCAGAGTTCGGCCCGCTCCAGCACCTCTTGAGTCGCCTTGGCCATCGGATCAAGCTGACGATTATCAATGCCTTCCTGCCTCACGTCGTGATGCAGCATCAGGCAGTATTTTGCGTCGGCCGCACTATGAACGTTATAGGCAATACGCGAGCCTGACGAAGTGCGCATTTGTTGTGTGCCGGGCTCACCCACATCATGCTGCACCAGGGCGTGCTGTCCGGTGTGGCGATCTCGCATCCCGAAAGTGTCGGGAGTTGATCAGCGCTCGGCGAACCTTTTCCAAATACCCTGGATAGCTAGATCTGAGCATCACGACGAAAAGGTGGACAAAGCCGTCTTTGTTCGTATCGCAGACGCCCAATGCGCTTTGTTCTTTCAGCGCTGGAAACTCGAGGGCAGAACCCACTGTGAATTGATACCATGACGCTACCCGTATCTTACAGGCAGGCCGATAAACACATCATTTTCGCGCCCCACCTTCGCAGGCAGCACTTTCCCAGATCGGTTTTGCGCAGCCTGCGGCGAAAGAAACACGTAATAATGACTGCACGGACGAATCAACTATGAGCGCATTAACCCTCTTTGTAATGACGGAAAAAGGCCTGACTTTCGTCGAGCAGGCCGTACGGCTGTTTAAAGAGATTATTTCGGAAGTAGTCATTGGCCAAGACACTGCAGTGCTGAACGACTACTCCCGCGAAATTGCTGATGTGTGTCACGCTGCCAACGTTAAATTTAGTTTGCGAGCGGACTTTTCAGGGATCAACAGCGAATACGCGATGGCTGTATCCTGGCGCTGGATGATCAAGCATCCACCTGAAAGATTAATTGTTTTCCACGATTCTCTTTTACCGAAGTATCGGGGGTTTGCACCATTGGTGAATGCACTCATCAATGGCGAAAAAACGGTAGGTGTTTCAGCGATATTCGGCGCAACTGAATATGATCGTGGCGATATCATTCATCAAACGTCTGCGCCTATCCAATACCCGATAACCATTGCTGAGGCAATCCAGGTAGTGGGTGACTGCTACCTGAACACCGGCATGATGGTAATGAAAGCTATCGCGGGCGGTGAAACACTGAAGGGTACGGAACAGAATCACAATCTGGCGACGTACAGCCTATGGCGTGATGATGAGGACTACCACATCGACTGGAGCCAATCAGCAGAAAAAATCCGCCGCATGATCGACGCAGTAGGCGCCCCGTTCAAAGGCGCCTATTGCTTGATAGACGGTGTTCCAGCACGAATCCTTGCAGCCGAAGACCTTGATGATGTGCAGATCGAAAACAGAACTGCCGGAAAGGTAATATTTGTTGAGAATAAACTGCCCGTCGTCGTGTGCGGCAGTGGCTTACTGAGAGTCACCCAGTGCATCGCTGAGGAAAGCGGAGAAAGCATGCTTCCCCTGGCTAAATTTCGGGCTCGATTCACCTGATACGGCTTTGCTATGGGATTGAGCGTCGCTGATGCCGCCCATTCTGAAGAAATGCGCTCGCCCGCAGTTTTTACTGAATCGCGCCCTACGTGTTCGAATAACACTGAGCTGGTCTATCGATGCGTTAAAGAGGTCGTGAAACCCAACTCGCTGACCGCGGCTGCCAACGAGTTGCGAAAACTGCCTGAAATGACGCGGAAACGATCAACCTTTACGCTCCCCGCTTTGCCGAACGCCAGAAACACAAAAGCCCCGCTTTCGCGAGGCTCTTGTGTAAATCTTGTCGGGAAACCAGGGATTCGAACCCTGGGAACGCTATTAACGTTCGCCGGTTTTCAAGACCGCTATGCAAACTCAAGCGGGGCGCCGGCTTGATGACAGTCGGCGTTCCATTACTCAAAGATACCGACCAAGCTACAGGCCGCATTCTACAAGGGGTGCGGTTTTAGTTTGGGAACTACTTTTCGCCCTCCCCGGCGTCCTGCCGAATGAACACAAACCTCCAAAAAGCAAAGATTCACGAGATAAATAATGACCGCTTTCGGCCACGAGCGGACAGTCAACATCACTCCTAGTCCCCGTGGTGCAGAATGCGCTTCCAAAGAGCGTCGGCCTTGATTAAATACGTGCTCACTGCTTTGGTATAACACCCCTCGAAAATATCGTTATTACTCCTCTGCTTTATTCACAATATTTCCATCTTCATCTACTTGATACGGCGTATCAGCCTCTACTCCGTTTTTTCCTGTGTTGACTACTTTGTTTGTATAGCGTTTCCCGTCCCAGCATCTGAAAATCAGTGTGGAGTTTTCCCCGCCAGTCAGCGTGGAGCCCAGGCTGCCGATGAGCCTGCTGCTGGCACCTGCTGTCAGAACGCTGTTCTTACCGGCAGTGAGCGTGCTTCGGTCTCCAGCCATGAGCACACAATCGTCGCCAGCAGTCAGTTTGCTGCGATCTCCAGCGGTGAGATAACTGTTGCTGCCAGCCAATAGTTTGCTTCGGTCCCCCGCAGTCTGCGTGCTGTCTTTACCAGCAATAAGTTTGCTTCGCTCACCGGCCATCTGAATGCTGTTGGCGCCGGATATCAGCGTGCTGCGATAGCCAGCAGTTTGCGAGCTACCCTTGCCGGCGATCAGCATGCTTTTGTGCCCGGCGATTTGAGTGCTTTCATGGCCCGCAATCAGTGAACTCCGATGACTCGCAATCTGGTTGCTACCGTATCCGGCAGTCAGGCTACTGTGCATTCCGGACGTCAAGCTACTGCCATATCCCGCCGTCAGTACGCTACGAAGCCCGCTAATCAAAGTGCTCCCGTAACCCGCAGTCAAGAAACTGCGAATGCCACTGGTCAGGGTGCTGCCATAACCCGCGATCAGCGAACTGTCTTGGCCTGCCGTTCCTGTGCTCCCGTAACCGGCGGTGAGCGTGCTGTCGCGCTCTGCCGTCTGCGTACTACCATAGCCCGCCGTTAACGTGCTCTCGTAGCCAGCGGTCTGGGTGCTGCCATAACCTGCGATCAATGAGCTGGAAAATCCAGCTGTTTCAGTACTGCCGTAGCCAGCGGTGAGCGTACTGCTGTCTTGAGCAGTCAGCGTACTGCCATAGCCCGCAGTCAACGTGCTCTCGTAGCCTGCGATCTGGGTACTTCCATAACCTGCGACCAGTGAGCTGTCATAGCCTGCGGTAGACGTACTGCCATAACCAGTCGTCAAACTGCTGTTGTAGCCAGCAGTTTGAGTACTGCCGTACCCGGCGATCAAAGTACTGCTATAGCCAGCGGTTGAAGTACTGCCATAACCAGTGGTGAGCGAGCTTTCTTCCTGGGCAGTTTGGGTGCTGCCGTAGCCTGCGGTCAGTGTGCTTTTGTAGCCCGCCGTTTGAGTACTGCCGTATCCGGCGATCAAAGTACTGCTATAGCCAGCGGTTGAGGTACTGCCATAACCAGTGGTGAGCGAGCTTTCTTCTTGGGCAGTTTGGGTGCTGCCGTAGCCTGCGGTCAGTGTGCTTTTGTAGCCCGCCGTTTGAGTACTGCCGTACCCGGCGATCAAAGTACTGCTATAGCCAGCGGTTGAGGTACTGCCATAACCAGTGGTGAGCGAGCTTTCTTCTTGGGCAGTTTGGGTGCTGCCGTAGCCTGCGGTCAGTGTGCTTTCGTAGCCCGCCGTTTGAGTACTTCCGTAGCCAGCAATAAGTGAGCTTTCGTAGCCGGCGGTTGAAGTGCTGCCATAGCCCGTGGTCAGGGAGCTGTTGTCCTGGGCGGTTTGAGTACTGCCATAACCGGCAGTCAGGGTGCTTTCATAACCCGTTGTCTGGGTACTACCGTAACCTGCGATTAGAGAACTCTTGAAACCTGCTGTTGAAGTACTGCCATAGCCGGCCGTGAGCGAACTGCTTTCCTGAGCAGTCTGGGTACTACCATAGCCTGCTGTCAGAACACTACGGTAACCCGCGGTTTGGGTGCTGCCATATCCGGCAATGAGTGTACTGTCATAGCCGGCTGTTGAGGTGCTGCCGTAACCCGCAGTGAGTGAGCTGCCTTCCTGAGCGGTCTGTGTACTGCCATAACCTGCTGTCAGTTTACTTTCATGACCCGCGGTTTGAGTACTCCCATAGCCTGCAATAAGAGAACTGTCCGGGCCAGCGGTCCCGGTACTGCCGTAGCCAGCAGTGAGCGAACTCCCTTCCTGCGCCGTTTGTGTGCTGCCGTAGCCCGCTGTAAGCACGCTGCCATGACCAGCAGTCTGTGTACTGCCATAGCCAGCGATCAGCGAACTGTCAGGTCCAGCGGTGCCCGTGCTGCCGTAGCCTGCGGTGAGATCGCTGCCTTCCTGAGCGGTTTGCGTGCTGCCATAACCCGCTGTCAGCGAGCTTTCCTCTCCAGCGGTCTGAGTACTGCCATAGCCGGCGATCAGTGAACTATCGGAACCAGCGGTGCCCGTACTGCCGTAACCGGCGGTGAGATCGCTGCCTTCCTGAGCCGTTTGCGTGCTGCCATAACCCGCCGTCAGCGAACTTTCTCCTCCGGCAGTTTGAGTACTGCCGTAGCCGGCAATGATGGAACTGTCGGAACCAGAGGTGCCCGTACTGCCGTAACCGGCGGTGAGATCGCTGCCTTCCTGAGCTGTCTGCGTGCTGCCATAACCCGCTGTTAGCGAGCTTTCTCCTCCGGCAGTTTGAGTACTGCCGTAGCCGGCAATGATGGAACTGTCGGAACCAGAGGTGCCCGTACTGCCGTAACCGGCGGTGAGATCGCTGCCTTCCTGGGCTGTCTGCGTGCTGCCATAACCCGCTGTTAGCGAGCTTTCTTCTCCAGCGGTTTGCGTGCTGCCGTAGCCGGCGATCAGTGAACTGTCGGAACCAGCGGTGCCCGTGCTGCCGTAGCCTGCGGTGAGATCGCTGCCTTCCTGGGCTGTCTGCGTGCTGCCATAACCCGCTGTCAGCGAGCTTTCTCCTCCGGCAGTTTGAGTACTGCCGTAGCCGGCAATGATGGAACTGTCGGAACCAGAGGTGCCCGTACTGCCGTAACCGGCGGTGAGATCGCTGCCTTCCTGAGCTGTCTGCGTGCTGCCATAACCCGCTGTTAGCGAACTTTCTCCTCCGGCAGTTTGAGTACTGCCATAGCCAGCGATCAGCGAACTGTCGGAACCAGAGGTGCCGGTACTGCCATAGCCTGCGGTGAGATCGCTGCCTTCCTGAGCCGTCTGCGTGCTGCCATAACCCGCTGTTAGCGAGCTTTCTTCTCCAGCGGTTTGAGTGCTGCCGTAGCCGGCAATGATGGAACTGTCGGAACCTGAAGTTCCGGTACTACCGTACCCCGCAATCAGGGTGCTGCTATCTCCAGCGGTTTCAGTACTGCCATAACCGGCGATGAGCTGACTCTGATTTGCGCCCGTGAGCGTACTGCCATAAACAGCTGTCTCTAGCGTTTTTAGAGTCTGATCTGTTGCCGCCGGTGGTCTAAAAGAGTCCTCGTCCATTTCCGGGCGCACTTCAGAAAAAGCAAATGGCTCAACCATATCTGCTGAATATGACGCATAGTTTGAAACGTTACTCGAAATGTACCCTAATGCACTATTTCGTGTTCCGACATGAACCACTTCAGCACGGGGAAATTTAACGCACCCATCTATATCCAGACGAATAATATCGTCAATCGCAACTTCACAAACCACCCATCTAGCATCGGCTTGCATATTTAATTGGGTGCTCGCCCCCTTTCCCCAGAGCAAGCCGGACAGCCCATTCTCGAGCTTTCTCGTAGGCTCCCAAAATTTGCATTCCACAACACCCGATACGGGCCAGATAAGGCCGCAGTGATCGCCCATGTTATTCGAGCAGGTGCGCAAAACTAAAACTTTTACATCGTTCATTTCAACATCCTCGTGATATTTTTACTAAGAAACAGCATCGTCCGCTTATAAAAAATAGCACTTAAAGAACGTGAAATTGCTATTTAAAATTTCATTGAAATACGAACTTAACGCCATTACAAAGCAATAACACTAAGTTCCTTTTCTTATTCAGCCCCCTGTGTCAGCCTATTGTAATTTTATAGGCTACAAATTACAGACTATTGCGATCAGTCACTTTGACTTGAGAGACATAGAGGATCGAAGACCTTATTAAAAAGTCTTCAATAAATTCAATGCTCCGCTTCGACACTAATAAGCTTTTTGCAGACATTGTAGTGGCGACCATAGTAGGCCGCTTTATGACCAGCAATAAATATGGCTTTATTGTTACCTAATATTATATAGAGTGGACCGCTCTCACTTGGGTGCGGGATCGTCTCCTGGTCGCACATCAGAGCGCTAGCGTACTAGAGGAAACGTTGTTACGGGCCCGAGGAGCTAATGGCGAACGACCACTTTTTTCCAACGCGGACGTTTATAATTTTGGAGCGGGTTTCCCAATGCCAAGTGCTACGCTGTTCGCTCCCAGGAGGAACACCAATGCCGAACTCAGATTTGATCCCTTCCCTACTTTCAAAACTCTACGAAAACCAACTCGCCCTTGAGGCCTCCATCATGGAACTCTCGAATTGGGTTGAGCAGCGCGGCTCTGCTGATGTGGCAGAGAACATCCGCGGCGCGCTGCATACAATTGACGAGAACGAAGAGTTCATCAAGCTGACCCTAGCCGTCCTCATGACTCCTGACTGACTGCCTCTCGTCGCCTCAAATCGCGCCAAGGTCAAACCTCGATTACTGTACACATATACAGCATTCGGATTTCCTCAACATGCACCCCATTGACGAAGACACCTCTGCGTGGCTTGGATGCCCTACGCCCCTGGAAATGTACAAGCACCAATGCTCTCTGCTCGAGGATGAACTTACCGAGATACAGGCACTGCTGCGCAGGGCACGGAGGAACATCGCCGGGCTGGTCCAGATGAACGACGCGCTGGTCACCGGCAAGGCCGAGGTGCAGGCAGTCCTTAAGGCCGCTGAGGCGGAAATCAGCGAGCTGAAAGAGAGATGTTCCGAGCCCGCCATCCTGGGCATGAAGCTCGTCGCCGACCAGCGCGATTACCTACTCAGGGAGAATCAGCGGCTACACGACGAACTTAGGAAAGTCACCGAGCCACAGTCCTGATGTAAGTTAGGTATGACCTACGGATCACCAGTTCATGATCGCCAGCTCACCAGTGACGGCGGCTTTGCCCTGTCGCGGGTTTGCGGTGCTGTAGCGGATATCCATCGTCTCCAGCCGGAACCCCTCAAACACCCGCCGGATATCTGGGTGGTCGTTAATGCTGACCATCACCTTGCCCTGGCAGGTCCGCATGAACTCAGCCATTCGCTCGTATTCCTCGAAACCAAACTGGCCACTATACCCAGCCGTCTGCCAGTAAGGCGGGTCCATGTAGTGGAACGTGTGCGGTCGGTCGTACTTCTCGGCGCACTTCAACCAGGGCAGGTTTTCGACGTAGGTTCCGGAAAGGCGCTGCCAGGCCTGCGATAGGTTTTCTTCGATCCGCAGCAGGTTGATAGGCCGGCCCGTGGTCGCCGTGCCAAAGGTTTGCCCAGTTGCCTTGGCGCCGAAAGCGTGGTGCTGGAGGTAGAAGAACCTTGCCGCCCTCTGGATATCCGTGAGGGTTTCAGGAACCGCCATTTTCTGCCATTCGAAGATTTGCCGAGAGCTGAGCGCCCATTTGAACTGACGCACGAACTCCTCGAGGTGGTGCTGGACGACACGGTATAGATTCACTAAGTCGCCGTTGAGGTCGTTCAGTACCTCGACCTTCGCACGCTCCTCTCGCTTGAAGTACAGCGCTGCGCCGCCGGCGAACACTTCGACGTAGCACTCGTGTTCAGGAAACAGCGCCAGCAGGCGTTTCGAGAGGCGACGTTTGCCGCCCATCCATGGAACGATTGGGTTTGTCATTTTGCAATCCTTTGCAAGGTGGGTATTCATTGGGTGTCATGCTAATTTTTTCGACCTTACATGTAGGTCATTGGGCAATGGCTCTCACATACGCCTGACACGCCCGCAACGCGATCAATCCTTGGTCTCCGTCGTCGGTGATACCGATAACTCTTTGAGCATGCGCTGGGTCAAGTCGGGCTCGACGGGCTGCATGAACCACGCCGACGGCGCCGGTGGTGGCAGGCAAGTTGCAGCAACTGGCTGGATCCGTTTCGTCGAGAAGGACTGACAGCCGCAACTCAGCAGTGGAAAGGCTATCGCGCAGAGCAGCCTGATTGCGTTTTTCATCGGAAAGCTCCAAGAAGTGTTTTTGATCGGCGAAGGACGCTCTCTGCTCGACGGCCAGGCGCATGTCACGCTCGGCATTCTGTTGGCGCCAGGCCTCGCTGGTGATTGCGTCCAGATCTTTCTGGTGCGCGGCCCCCTGCCGCGCGAGCTGCTCGGCGAACTTCTTCCCCATGCGCCAGTCCTGAACCTGCCAGGTGCCGCCGGCACTGATCGCCATGGCCAGCAGTATTGCCGACAGGATCTGCCCCGGCGTCATGCCAGCACCTTTTTCGCCCGTTCCCACAGCGCCAGGCGATCCTCAAGGCCGTTTACACCGCCATTGATGCGTCGGGTGATCTTCACGAAATCGCTCGCGTCTGCCAGGGTGTTAAGCCCGTTCGTTGACCAGAACCACGCCGCCGACATCGCGGCGTTCTGGGGTAGTTCCAGCAGTTCCGGCGTGTTGATCAGGTCCAGGCCCAGGGCTTCGGCGCATGCTGCGTAGTTCGCACGGCCGGTGATCTGGATCAGGCCACGGCCACGGTACTTCGAACCGTCCCTCTTAACGGTGTTGCCCAGATCGGCGCGGCCCTCATAGCCGGCCTGCTGTGCGGTGGGTCCCCAGATCTCGCGCACGTAAAGCAACTGACCCGACTCGTGCCCGACCTGGGCAATGAAGGCGGCAGCCCGCGGTGTGCCGACAATCGCGTAACGGTTCATTGCTGTGTTAAGGGCCGGAACAAAAACGCCGGCTTGGCGGCCGGCGTTCGGGAGGATTTGCTGCAACTGCTGCTGGGTGATGGGCATACAGACTCCTGACATGAATAGTCCGCGCACTGCGCGCGTGGGTGGTGCGCGCCGCGACTACGCCAAGCTGACAACCTTGACGGGCTTCGCGGCTTTTTTCGGTTTCTTACCTTTGGCCTTGGCCTTACCCTTTTTGCCGCCGTTGCATTCGACGGTGGTGGACCAGCCGGCTTGGGTGAATGCCTGCTCAACAGAATCCGCCAGGTACTCGCCATCGAGCCCATCCTTAAACCCCTTGGCGATGATTGACCGCTCGGCAAACAGATCCGTACGCCCGGGCATTTCAAGGCGCACGCCGGCTGTCGAACGATTGAACGCAGCCAAACGCGCTTTTGCAGCCGATTCAGCGGCGGTTTTGTTCGGATGAATGTGCCGGTCGGTATGCACTGCCGGCAGGCCGTCGGGAACGTCGTCGTTCTCTAGGGAGACCACCGACAACGTGCCGGTCTTCTTGTCCTGATGTTTGGCCGCTACGGTCTTATGCGCGTTACGGTCGCCTAGGCGGAACTGCCAGCGGCTTACGTCGCTGCGCGTGAGGGTGATCGCGCCAATCACCTTGCCGCTGGCACTCAGCCCCGCCTGGCGCTGCATCACCATCAACTTGCCGTCGCCCACCTTGGCTGTGCAGTCGTACTGCTTGGCCAGGCGCGTGACAAAGCTGAAGTCTGATTCATGCAACTGATCAACCCGGGCGACCTTAGTGGCGATGGTGCAGGCCGGCGTCCAGCCGTTACGGGCGGCGATATCGGAAACGATTTTTGATAGAGACACGTCCTCCCAGCTGCCAAGCCGGATGGATTTTCCAGTGCCCCGCATGTCACTGGCCTTGCCCCGAATAACAATCGTGTCCGGGGGGCCTGAAACCTCGATTTCATCGACCACGTAGCGTCCCAGGCGCGCCAGGGACGTTTCGGCATAGCCCAGGTAGATTTCGATCCCGGCGCCGCGCCTGGGCAGCGTCACCTGGCCGTCACGGTCATCTATGCGCAACTCAAACTCGTCCGACTCCATGCCGGGTTTATCCGTGGTGCGCAACAGCAAAAGCCGATCGTTAATCAGCGACGTGATATCGGAACCGTTCGCGACGATTCTAAATTGTGGAGTCATAGGGCATTGGCCAATAAAAAGCCCGCACTGGGCGGGCTTTAGGGAAAGGAGGCGTTACGCATAACGGAACAAGGTCGCAGCCGATAGAACTGAATCAATCCCACAAGGCCACTTGCTCATCCACTGGGCCAGGCAGATCCGGCAAGACAATCAGCACGCCGGCACGGTAAGGCTGATCCTCATCCGCCAGGCCCTGATTGGCCGCCAACACTGCCTCAACACTGCCCACCAGATGGCCGTAGAAGTTATGGCAAATGGTATCGAGCAGATCCCCGTCAGATGTTCTGCATGTCGTCGCCATAGCGCACAAACTCCAAGGTAAACGCCTGCTTGCGGGGGATACCGCCCTGCATCAGCGCGCTTTGGTCTTCGTCGACGGTCTTCAGGCACCACGTTCCCAACACGACGCCGAAACCCGTGGTCAGGGTCAGCGGCTTGAGCTGTGAGCCAATCGAGCGCAGTGTGTTGAGCTGTTCCAACCCACCCTTAAAGCCTGGGAAAATGTCCCCTTTAAGGGTGATTTTCTCGTCCCCCATCCCCACGGCCTGCTGGGCTGCACGGCGCGTCAGGCGCTCCTGTGAGGCCCAGCGGTATTCGGTCGAGCGGCGCAACGAATCGAAGGCCGCCGTATCAAGGTTGAAGTAATACGGCTGGGCCTTCGGGTCCAGCGGCTGGATGATCAGCAAGTGCGGGAACGGCTTCACCGCCTCTTTCGCCGGCGTTGAATCCGTGGCGAAAGCGCCGGTCGGGAGGATGTTGGCCAACGACGGGTCAATCCTGCCGGCGATTTTGTTAATCGCCGTCGCCGCGCGGCCAGCTTGCTCTTTCAGCGTGCCCAGGCGCTCGTCAATCTGTGACAGCGCACGCGTCGCACGGTTGTAGGTGGCGACCACCTGGCCAGCCTTGGCCTGAGCCGTAGCAATCCCTCGCATGACCCGCTGGAATTTCGCCCCCACCGCAGGGCCAATAAACGGCAGATCCTCCAATTCATTGGCGGCGCCGGTTATTTCGCTGATTGCGCCATTTACCGGCCCAATCATGCCGTCAATACTGCGCCGGCCTTCTTCGCCAGCCGTGGCCAGGTACTTCAGGCCAGACTGTAACTGTGCCAATGACTCCATAGCCTCCCCCTTAAATGTTCGGCGCGTCGTAGAGCTTTCGGTTCTCCAGCTGCTGGGCGATTTCTCGTTGCTGCTGCTCCATCAGCGGCCGCAACTGGGCCAGGACATCGGCCGGGTCTTTCACATCGCCCTGCACCGTCAGCGTGATAGGTGCGTGAATATCCACCTTGGTTTCGATCTTCGCCGGCTGTACTTTTGCAACCACTGCCGTCGCAAGAGGGCCGGCCGCCGCATCGGCGCTGGCCTGGGGCAACATCATGGAACGTGCAGCATCCCCCGGATTAACTGCACCAGGGGCCGCCGGCAACACGCCCTGGCCTGGGTTCGCCAACATCAGCGGCCCTGTGCGCGATGGCTCAAACGACTTAGCGATATCCCCCAACACCGGCGGAATATCCTTACCGGCGTCCTTCATCATCAGCGGCCCAGCCACGGGCATGGTCTTCTTGGTTTCGTCAGTTCCAAACATGAACTTGCCCAGGGCACCGCCCAGGGCGTCACCGCCAAGACTCCCCAGATAGCCACCCACCAGTGTGCCGATGATCGTGCCAATTACCGGCACTGCCGAACCAATCGCGGCCCCAGCGGCCGCACCGGCCAGCGTGCCCGCGAAGCTACCCGCCGCAGCGCCGTAACCTTCGGCTTTTTCGTCCTGGGTCTCGGCGTTGTCGTAGGTGTCTTTGGCCTTAAAGCCGGCGTCAAGGAGCGCCAGAACAGCCGGGCCTTTAAGGCTGGCACCTATCCCACGCCCTGGGCTTCGACCGCCACGCGCGCCCTTACCCTTACCTTTCCCATCCTTACCGCCAGCGTCATCGAGGTCACCCATGCCACCAGAACCGCCCACCGGCATATTGGTAACGATCACCTTTTGAGGGATGTTCGGGTTACCCATCAGCGAGCCCCGGCCCAGGTTAGCCAGGCCTTTGGCGATCTTGAAACCGCTCATAGCGGTCTGAAAGGCAATCACGGCAGCGACGGCGGCGCCGATCCCCGTCACAACCCGGGGCGACTCGTCCGACAGCTTGGCCAGGCCTTGAGAGACGTAGGCCAAGCCATCCGCCACTTTGTCCGTGACCGGCCGGAACGCGTCACCAATGGCGCGCATTGCTTCGTCCATGCCCTGGGCCATTTCGGCCCACTTCTGCGACGACGCTTGCCGGCGTTCCTCAAGGTTTTTATCCAGAATCCCGGTAGCCTCGGCCGAATCCTTCTTGAGCTGGGCGTACAACTCCCGGTTTTGCAGGTAGGCCGTCAACGCACCCTTGACCTGCATATCTGCGAACAGGTCGCCGGTGCGCAAGGCTTGCTCAAGGGATGCAATCATGGCCTTGGCCTTTTCGGGATCAGTCTCCTTGCTGATCTTTGCCGTAGCGGCAACCATGGCGGCGGCCTTCTTTGGGTCCGTCGCGGCGATGTATTTCTGTGCCAACTCAAAGCTGGACTCAAGGGTTGATTTGCCGTGCTGAAGCCCGGTATTCATCGACCCTTGGTAGTCAATGCCGGCGTCCTTGTAGGCCTTGACCGTCTCGCCAGAACCGATTTTCTCCATCCAGTTCTTGAGGTTATTGGCTGCTTCATCGGCACCGCCGGCGGTCTTCATTTGCACTTGAAGCATGGACCCCAGTTGCGCCACCGCATCCATGCCGGTAATGCCGATATTGCCCATTTTCGCCAACAGGTCAGGAAACCAGCGTGCCATGTCGGCCGCTTCAAAGCTGCCCGCCTGCCCCTGATAAGCGATGGCCTCCAGCGCCTTCTGCATCACGGCAGGGTCGGAGATTTTGGCGTTTTGCCCCAGGGCGTTAATCATGCGGGCCGTTTCGCCGCCATCCGAGCCCTGGCCAATAGCAAACTTGGCTGCAACCGGTGCGTATGACAAGGCTTTATCCAGCTCCATGCCCGCCCCGACCAGGGCGTTAACCACCTCAGCCACCTGATTACGGGCCATGCCCGTATCACGCGACGTGCCGATGATCGTTTTCGCCATCTGCGCTTCTTCGGGCTTGTTGGCAATGTTCGACTTGATCGCAATGTCTCGAATGACCGCGCCAAAGTCGGCGCTAACCTTCGTGGGTATCGCCATTGCCGCCGTGGCCGCCGCCGCCTGGCCGATACTGCTGCGCATCTGCTGCTTACCAGCATCAAGCTGCATATGGCCCTTGGCTTTAAGCTCAGCCTTGGCCGCCTCCCGGCCCATGGCGCCATAGGCCTTGGCCAGGTTGCGCACTTCTACGCCCTGGCGGCGCAGCCCATCCAGATTGTTTTCCAGCTTGCGCAACAAGGCCGACGCGCCCTTATCTCCGGCCATGTGCGCCTTTTGCCACTCGTCCCGCAGGCGCATGGTTTCGCCAATGGTCTTTTCCAGCACCCGCGCTTTAGAGCCTTGTTCCTCCAGCTTTTTGATTTTGTTGCTGACGTCCTTAAACGCCGCTCCTACCGTCGAGCTGACGGCCCCGCCAATGACCAGGCCAAGAGCAAGTTTGTTCGCCATGTGCGCGCCCTATACGTCGGGTAGATCAACAGCGGCTCAATCCGTGAGCCACCACACCATCACATCAAAGGGCATAGCCAGGATCTCAGCGGAAGAAAAACCGGTCTCTTTCGCTAAGCGCCTAGCCGTCGCCTTAAGCGTGGCTTCGTTACACGTCGTCTTCTTCAACCAGGCGAAAATAGCCCGCCGAAAGGCGCTTGTAGTCCTTGTATTTGAGGGACAAAAGCTCAGGTTCAGTAGCCGTCAGCAGGCTACAGAACATGTTCATTTCCATTTTCTCGTAGTCGCCGCCACCGGCCGCCTTGGCCGCCATAACGTCCTTAACGCTAGGCGCGCGCATAGTCAGCTTGTCTGTCACGACGCCGTTGAAATTGACGGGGTGATTGAGCGTTACGGTAACGCCCTCGGCTGTCAGGGAAAGCCACTTCGGCAGCGGTGCAGCCAGATTTACGTCAGTCATGTTCTTAATCCTTAAAGGCCCAGGGCCACGCGGTCTTCCGCAAGTTGATCCACACCGTTGATCACTTGGATCATGTTGAGTACGTCGATTTCGTACATCACGCGGCCGTCGATTTCGAGCTTGTAATAGGTGACCGCCATAGCATGCTTAATTTCGGACTTTTTGCCCGCTTCCAGGTCGCCCATATCGACCTCTTTGAGCGCCCCGCGCAGCGTGACCTTGACGGGCTTGGCTCGGCCCTTCTGGTCTTTGAACGAGGCACGAAACACCACGTTGCAAGCGGTTCTGTCTGCCAGGCCGAAGAACTTCAGCGACTCTTTGCGCACGCCGTTGGTAACCCACGACGCTTCCATTTTTTCCAGGCCGGTAGGGAGGTCTACCGAACCACTCATGCCGCCGCCACGGTATTCCTCGGTTTTCTCGGTAACCTTTGGAGGGGTCATGGTCGGCACGTCGCCGGAAAAGCTCACGCCATCAAGGAACATGACGCACTGGCTCAAAATTTCAGGAATCATTGCTGGGCCCTCTTAGGCTGCTTCAAGCACTTCGATCAGCCAATCATTGGTGACTTCGATCAGAAAATTAGGGTTCTCGGCGGGCGGCACATCGGTGAAGCGAATGCGCCAAAAAACCTTGCCCTGTTCCAACTGGCTGGCCGTGTTCAATTCGGTGTCCGCGTAGACTTCGAAGTTGATCACTGCTCCGGCGTTCTTCTGGTCGCTCATGAAGGCTTGAAGCCCTTCGGTTACGTCAGAGACATAGGTTTTAGTGATCGAGCGGTCCACCGCCCACTTGTGCCCCGCCTGGATCGCATCCATGAGGATGTCGCAGGTACGAACACGGGTGACAAAGGACCACTTGGCATCGGCCGAACAGGTACGGTTGCCCCACAGGCGGTAACCGCCATCGCGAATAATCGTGGTGATGTTCGCGTTATTGAGCAGGTTGGCCCGGCACGTCGGATCACCGTCCAAATACTCCACCGGCCGCGTAGTGCCGGTAATGCCTACAAACTCTTTGTTGGACGGCGACGCCCAGTAGCCGTACTCAGCATCGGTCCAGGCAAACAGGCCCGCGACCCATGCCGAGCCCGGCGCGTTCACCGTGGCGCTTTCTACGGTGTCCCAATACTGCACACCCGGATCTACCAAATAGATACGCTTGCTACCGAAGTTCAGCGCGTATTCCATGACGGCTTCGTCAGTGGTGTTTGGACCATCGACAATGGCAATTGCCCGCAGCTTGCCGGCCAAGGCATCCATGGCGGTGGCCACCGCCTGGGTGGCCGAGTGCCCCGGGGCAATCAGCAGCTTGGGCTGGGCGTTGTGCCGGCTCTTGCCGTCTAACAGCGCCTGCAAGCCCGTACGGTGCCCATCGACCAATACGCCACCAATGATGGCGGACGTTTGCAAAGCGGCTTCAGCAAGCTTAGGGACGCCAACGCCGACGATTACCGCCTTAGCCCGTACAAAGATTGCCTTGCACGCGTTGGTGATTGCCGAATCAGGCCCCCAGGCGGCAATAGCTTCGCGCTCGGTCGTGATTAACTTCAGCTCGCCGGCCTTGGCAGTGCCGCCGCCGAGAACGCCCGGCGTGAAGGTGTCACATAGGCCAATGATCGAGGACGACGGGAGCGAGATGGTGCGTGCCCCGGTGTCGATCAGTGAGGTGGTGATGCCGTGAAAGAAACTCATAAAGCTCAATCTCCAGAAACGAGAAAGCCCCGCATAAGCGAGGCCGTGGGGGAGTGTTCGTTGTTACGCGTAACGAAAATGACAACGCCCCGTCAGTGCGGGACGTTTAGGTCAACTCTGTCAGGCGGTCGAAAGCTGCTAAAGATCAGGCTTGTCGGGCCATACGGGTGACGCCGCAGCAAGATCTACGGATCTCAGTTCGCGGCAGTAGGCCTGCCATGCCTTGGCGTTGGCGGTTTCTTCGTCCGTCGCGTCACCCAACTGCAAGGACATCAAAAGGGGCGTCATAGCCTGGGAAGCAGATTTGAGCAGTGCCTCCTGCCAATCCGCATTCACGGCGATTTTTTCCTCTGGTGAAGGAGGGGGAAAAGGGTACTTTTTTATCTCCCCGTTGGCACTGCGCGACCAAACTCCATCATTTTCTTGTATGGTCCTGAGCCATAGTTCCTCGCTTACGGAGGAGACATTTTGCGGCAGAGGTTTCTCTACATCCGCGTTCATTGGAAGTCTAGTCAGCAGCGTTCCATCATCATTAAACACAATATAAAAGCCAGTCATATCACCATCCCCACGCCCATACGAAAGCCGGCCCTACAGCAGCCGTTTGAATACCGATCGCAAGGCCGACGCTAGCCTGCGAAGGAGCAATGGAAACCTCTATAGGACCTTGACTGGTGCCTATTTGGGTCCCGATTACGCCTGCACATTTTGCAGGAAACCCTAACGGGAAGTTCCACGTATAAGTTGTGTTAGTGCTCAGGGTTGGTGTTTTTGTCCACTGCAAAATAAAACCACCGAGAAAGTCCGGTAACTTTATATAACCCGTATCTCCTTTAACAATTTGGAACCCCAATACGGAATATGCTTTAGTTGCAAGATACGCAACCGAACCGTTTAAGTGCTGCATATACGGATCGGTAGTGACATCGCCGCCGCCGGTAAACCCTACGTTATTGCATCGATCACCGTTAATTTTTGACGCTGGATTGAAGTTCCCCGCGTGCCAAAGGACATGCGCGGCAGCGCCCATCGACCAGCCACCAACCTTCCATTGATTGTCTGTATCAAGGCCAATATAGGCCGCAAAGGCCCCAACACGATGAAATGCGATAACGGCGGAAGCATCCTTATTTCCCCCGTTATCGACCATGACTGAGCCGGTGTTACCTACAATTGTCGAAATCATTCCGGCATTGTTCGAACTAAAGCTGAGGTTGGAGTACGCGGGAAGACTCTGACCACCCTTAATAAATTGTTCCAGCGAACTGTTCACCTCGGACTTGGTATAGGCATCGGCAATGCCGTAGCCGCCCAGGGTGGTGGCCTTACCAGCCTTGCCCGCTAAAGCGTTAGTCACCGACGTAGCAAAGTTAGGGTCATTACCCAGAGCAGTGGCAAGCTCGCTGAGCGTGTCTAGTGCCGCCGGTGACGAATTCACGACGGCCGATATTGCCTGCTGGATCGCAGAAGTCGCCTCGGGCTTTGTGAAGGCGTCGGTAATGCCGTAGCCGCCCAGGGTTGTGGCCTTACCAGCCTTGCCCGCTAAAGCGTTAGTCACCGACGTAGCAAAGTTAGGGTCATTACCCAGAGCAGTGGCAAGCTCACTGAGCGTGTCTAGTGCTGCCGGTGAAGAATTCACGAGGCCCGATATTGCCTGCTGGATCGCAGAAGTCGCCTCGGGCTTGGTGAAGGCGTCGGTAATGCCATAGCCTGAAAGTGTCGTCGGGTTCGTGCCCGCAATAACACGACCGTTCTTATCCACGGTCAAGCTGCGATACGTCCCGGCTAAGACGCCCGTGCGGCCTGCCACCGCTTCAAAAGTCAAAGCGGTAGTGCCCAGATTAATCGGCGCATCCGTTACCAACTGCCAAACACTGTCGCCGTGGGCTGTGCCCTTCTCAACACTGACAAACAGCCCGGGGGTCACCTCGACACTGGCGTCTGCATCCTGCGCGCGCCTCCAGGCGCCGCCAGCAGGTACGACGTAGATACCATTTTCTTTAGCCTGGGTTTGGTCTTTCACCAGCACCCGGGCATCCGCCGGCAACAACACACCGTCGACCGTCTGAATCCCGCTCAAGACGATGTTTGCCGTGGTGGCCACCAACACCGAATGTTTAAAATCGAGCTTGGCCAAGGCCTCGATAATCTGCAGGTCCACGTATTCGCGGGTCGCCAGTACCACTGACGGGTCAATCTTCAGAACAATGTTGGCCGTACTCGCGACGATGAAATTCATCCGAATAACTTGGGTTTTACCGGTGCCTTGAGCAAGCAAAGCTTTGAAGCTAGGCGCACAGTTGGCCACCGCTACCATGTCGCCATCTGCGTCATAGAGCGCTAACTCGCGAATCCACCTACCACCCACATCAGGCGGGATAACCTGTTCTGTGATGATGATGTTCGGGTTAGCAGGATCAGGCCGAACCTGATTGAGCGGCGCCCGGCGCCACTCGTTAATCAGCTTCGTTTGGGCGCGATTGGGGATAGGGTCCGTGCCGTTGGCATCGCCCACGCCCATCTGCGAAAACGTCCAAGACAAGCCAAGGGCCGTGGCGTTTGCCTGCTTAGCCTCACCCACAGCAGTGAGGATGGCGAAGAACTGACTGTTCTGATCAATCATGGGTACACGTCCAGGGTGTCAATTTCATCAATACACATGACCAGGCCATAGGAGCCGGTCACCTCAATATCACGGGGGGATGGCGGGTAAACGTCGATCACCTCGCCCTCACTCACGCAGGCGCCGATTTGTATGTAACCGGTAGACTCCAGGCTGATCGCAAGCCCGGTCATGTGCCGACTGACAGGCTTGGCGTCATCAATGAGCCGGGTCAGCTCCTCATACATTTCCTCGGTAATGCCGGTGTCCAACACGCCAACTTTCAGCGCGAAGGTTCCCGGCACGCCTTCCGGCACCGTCTGCCACCACTCCATGACCTCGATCAGGTAGCCCAGCGGCTCAACCACCCGGCGTAGGGCGCCAATCGTGCCCTTGTGCTTATGGATGTAATAAGAGGCTTTGATAGCGGCGCGCTTGGTCGCCTCTGACCACCGATGATCCCAACGGTCTACCGACCAAGCCCACGCAAGGTGCAACAGCAAATGAGGCGGACAGGTATCGGCGTTGTAGAGGGTGCGCAGCGGCACAATGGTTTTTTCGAAGAACGCCGCCTCCATGGCCCGTTCCAGTTGCGTGCTGTTGCTGGGCAGGAGGCTTTTCATATCTGACCGGCCAATTTCACTTTAAAGCCCGTGCAGAACGCCGCCTGATGCGGCCCCGGCATGAGGTCAACCCATTCAGGCAGCTCGACACGCGAAACGCCGGGTACGTGCAGCTGGGCGTCCACAGCTGAGCGCGAAACCACAACGCCCAGCCGCTTGCGCGGATTGATCCAGCTGGCCAAGCGGCTTTGTGCACTGGCCAAAGCGGCGTCACCTTCTGGCCCGGCGCTGTTCATGTGCAAAATCGCGTCAACACGATAGTGGAGAATCTGTGCGCCCTGGACCGTTACCCGATCCCCTAAAGGCCGCACGTCATCGTCATTCAGGGCTTTAGCAACAGTGGCCAACAGCTCAGGCGTTGCCGCGCCATCGCCTTCTGTACTCAGCACCGTTACGGTAACGCTCGCCGGCGCTGGGCTTTCGGCCGTGGCATCCCGCACCAAGCCAGAAGCGTTACGCGCATGCAGGATGTAGCTATTACGTGGACCTGCCGTAGTAAGGCCCTCGTAAGACAACTGGATGCGCTCGCGAAACGAATCATCATCCTCAAGAACTTGCGGCACCGGCGGCACCGCCAACAGGTTCTCGGGCTGGATCACCAGGCGTTTCAGATTGACGTTTGCGCCGAGCTGATCGAGGTCACCTTTTATCGCATGGGCCAACAGCTGGGCCTTGCAAGCATCGTTAACCCGGGCTCGGTTCCCTACTTTGATATAGGCCCCAACCTCTAGTACTTTGGTGACCGGATCGCTTTCTAACGCGGCGTTCCAGTTGTCGCCCATGTAGCTGCGAAAAGCTGCCAGCCCTTCGTCGTAAACCTCTTCAAAGTCCAGGGGCTCCAGCACATCCGGCGCCGGCAACGCCGACAGGTCAACGATGCTCATACGCTTAACTCCCAGACAAAGCTGTCGCCTAAATACTCGCCGGCAACACGTAGGTTAATTTTCCCGTCCAGCAATGACAGGGCCGTCACCCGCTCGAGCTTTAGACGCGGCTCCCAGCGGCCCAAGGCTCTAGCCGCTTCGGCCTGAACCGCACTTTTCCACCCGGCGTTAATGGGCAAGTCAACAAACAGTGGGAGCTTGCTGCCGTACTCCGGCCGGTGCCGGCGACTGCCCAGGCGCGTACTTAAGATGTCGCCGACGGACTGCCGCAAATGCTCAATGCCGGATATGGGTTGGCCTGTGTGGCGATCCATTCCGATCACTTGAATCACCCCTCCAGGGCGGAAAACTCAACGCTGCCCGCCAGGAAGCTCAAGGCCTCGTTGTCGGTGTCCGGCACTTCCACTTGCCCCTTGGCCACGGGGTAGGTGCGAGAAGTCCCCGGAACAACGACCGTGCGCGACGTGTACACAAGATCGCGGAACGTTCGCCGCACCGGCGCCGACACCGCTTGTTCCTCGGTCACAGGCTTTTCAGTTGACTTAGCCATACTTTCCTCCAGGCATGAAAAAGCCCGCACTAGGCGGGCCGTTGGGTAGTTGTGGTTAATGCTTATGGTGATTGTCGCTATTACCGGCGGCCAGAATATCGGCGTCACCGGTGATGCTTTGCGTTACGTGTAACGGGCCGTCGATCTCAACCGCACCAGTAAACGCAATCTGTGCTGACCTGACCGTCAGCGCCCCGGGGGTTAACCCGACCTCACTGTCGCCAACCTTGGCCGTTACCGCGTTATCCGTAACGGTGACGGTGGTAGTGCCAACTTTGATTGTTACCGTTCCGGTTGGCAGCGTGATGGTGTAGGTGTTCGCCTCCCAGTCATAGATCAGCGACCCGCCATCATCAAACCGCCAAACCTCCACATGGTCGCGGTTATCCGGCGCTGCGCCGGCGTTGCCGTAAAGCCCAGGAATAAACGTACCCATCCCCGCCTGGCCGCTGGGATTGAACAGCAACCCCTGTTCGCCAAGGCTCGGCGCTCTCCAGTGCCGCGCTTTACCGGCCGCCAGGCTGTGCCAGCGCACCCAGGCGCTAGTCCACTCGCCATTGCCAACACGCACAGCCGGCGCCGTCAGATCCACACCGACTACCACGCAAGGCATGAGCATGGCGGCGATCATGCGGTCATGTTCGGCACTGGCGTAGCTCACGGCGGATCTCCGGCCGGGAAAAACTCGTCCTTGGTATCGTCGTTGATTCCGAGCATCAACGAACCAGGCGGCTCATTAGGCCAAGGCCACGTCAGTTCGCCAACCTCGAAAGGCTGAATCCACTGCACCGACCACATAACAAACTGCTCCAGATCAAGCGTCGGGGCTTCTGGCTGGGCGTGCACTTGCTCCGGCGGGCCGGTGACAAACTCCAAGCCCCAAAACTGATCTTTAAGCACCGTTGTCAGCTGGGCCGCCAGAATTGCGGCCTGCAACGAAGCTTTAGGGCGATCCGCTTCAATCAGAATGCAGGACTGAAAACGGCCGATTAACGCCGTCTTGCCTTCGCCACGGTCCGTGCCCAGCGTCATATCCGTGATGCCGTACAGCAACGCCGGCGTTTTGACCTCGGCGCCCAGTTCTGGGAACTGCTCAACGTGCAAGACGCTGGGCATTCGCTCGCTGATGATGCGTGTTATCGCGTCATGTAATGTCGTCAGTTCGCTCATTGGATACGCTCAACACTAGCTCGATCATGCCGGAACCGTCAGGCTTCGGACGCACAACCTTGTAGCGGCCGCCGCCCAGCAAGGTCGACAGCTCAATGGTTAGGAAGTCACCTTTCTTGACGCCTCGCACGTCGACTACACGGGCCGTCAGCGTGGGTTCTAAAACCTCATCGGCGTTGATTGCCCCGCCCAACCGCAGAGCACCGCCCTTGCCGCCGCCGATTTCGGCACCGACAAAGGGAGAGGCAAACGCGCCGTAAATGGTGCGCCCATCGGCCAGAGTCACCGGATCACCAAGACGCCCAACCAACAGGGCGTCCATCCGATCAGCCAAAGCCCGAAAGTCGCCGCCCATTACTGGATCAACAGCGCTTCAGCGAAGCCGCCGGCGGCATCGGCCAGCAGCTTGCCGAACGGCACAGAGTCGGCCGTGCCGTCAGCCACCAGGCCGCCCGCCAACAAGCCGACCTTGGCGCCAACCTTCAGGGCCCCGGTGCTTGGCAGCAGCCACGAGCCGCCGAGAACACCGGTGAACGGCTGCCCCTTCGCCGCGTCCTCCAACGGCACCACCACCAGGGCGCCAAGTGCAATAGGCACGCCGCTGGAAACGCCACCAGTAGGGGCAATAAACGCGCGCTGCATGCCAGCGCCTTGATAATTCTTAGCCATCGTTCAAATCTCCAGAACGCAGAAACGACAAACCCCGCACAGGGCGGGGCTTTCCAAGTACTTCGGTTTTTACTTGCCAGCGGCGCTGTACAGGCCTCGGAAGTCCGAAGGGGCAACACCAGCGTCGATACGCACCTTGCTGGCCACGCCGTCAACGCTGAAGCCGTTTTGCTGCTCGACGTATGGAGTGTCAATGCCATTGAGGTAAGCGACCTCGATGGTGTCGCTACCCTGCTTAGCAGCCATGTACCAGGCCGTTGCCGAGGCGTCATCAAGACGCGGTTCGCCAATCACTTTGGCAAAGCCGCGAATCGGGTTAATGATTCCAGAGTTAACATCGGCGCCAGGCACCGAAGCGGAATTGATCAGCTGATTGGCTTTGTCTTCCAGTGCAACCGGCGTCAACACGTAGGCCGGGCGAATGTTCAACGTACGGGCTCTGCCACCATCAACCTGTGTTTTCTGCGACGCCATCGCCGTCTTGCCGGCGATCATGCTGGCAATGGACAACTCAGACCCAGGACCGGCCGCGTTGTTTTTACGCGAAGAATCGAACAGCGACTTACCGTCCCGCATCTTCGGCGGGCTGGTCAGTACCGCGTAGACCAAATCACCGATGGTCGCGCGGGCCGCCTGGCCCATCTTGTAAGGCACGTCACTCAACAACGAAAGGTCGTCGTTGATGATCGCCTGACGGGTGATTGAAAACAGCTCGCCGTAGGTGGCCAACGTGATTGGTTCGCCACGGTCACTGAGGGTGATGTGCTTGTATTCTGCACCTGGGCGCACTTCACGCAAGCTTGGGAACTCACCCAGGCCGACGCGCGACGACGTTTTGAAGTCGCTCAACTGGCCTTTTTTGGTCCAGAGCTGGAACGTCTCTGGCGCTTCCTCCCAGCCCGAAAGGACCGACTTACCAGCGATATCCAGCAGAATTTGTCCGAAGTCGCTGGAACCGTGAGTGAACGCCATGCCAACCATCTGCATAGGGTTGAGGGTGGCCACCAGAATGCCGCGCTCGGTCAGGGAAGCGCGGGCCAGCTCGCGCATGCTCATGTGATTGAGGCCGTTGCTGGCCTCAATTGCGGCGATGCCGATTCGCGCTTCCAGAGAAGCCCGCACCGAGTCGCCCACCAGATTGCCGTTGGAGATGTGACCGTGCATGCCTGGCACGCTGGAAGGGGTAGCGGCCTCGCCCAGCTTGGCCAACAGCTGCGCCCGGGCACTTTCAACGGTGCACGTCATATCAGTTACGCAGGCCTGCAACAGCTCGGGATGGGCAGTCGCAAAACTGCCGAAAGCGGCATTGATACCGGTACGGCGCGCGCCTTCTTCGGCAAGAACCTGTGCACGAATCTGATCCGGCGTCAGAGTGGCAACGGGAGCAGGTGCAGGAGCGGGGGCCGGCGCCGGTGCTGGCACTTGGTTACGCGGGTTCATCAGGGTGTTAAAAGCTTCTGGCGGCATGTGTTCAAACTCCTGCATGCGTTTCGATTTGAGTTGTGCGGCAGCCACCAGGGGGTCAATCAACTGATCAGCAAAGCCGGCTGCCACCGCCTCGCTGCCATCCATCCATGTTTCATCCTTCAGCAGCGCGTGAATTTCTTCCGCGCTTTTGCCGGTCTTGCTGACGTAGGCCTGCACCAACGTGCCTTCAACCTTGTCGAGCAAGTCGGCATAGCGGCGCATGTCTTCCGCGTCACCGCCCTGGGCGCCCCAGGGCTTGTGGATCATCATCATGGCATTGGTCGGCATGTAGACCTTATCGCCCGCCATGGCGATAACGCTGGCCATGGAAGCCGCCAGGCCGTCGATGTACACATCTACGCGGGCCGGGTGGGCCTTGAGGGTGTTGTAGATCGCCATGCCGGCGAACACATCACCACCCGGCGAGTGAATGCGCAGATTGATCTGTGACACTTCACCGCACGCCGCCAGATCCTGGGCAAATTGCTTGGCGGTAATGCCCCACCCGCCGATCTCGTCATAAAGCAGAATTTCGACACTGCCACGCGCCATGGCGCGCATTGAGTACCAACTTTCAACTGGCTGATTTGCCGCTGTAATCACAGCCGAAACCGACGACTGAACAGAAGCCCGCGGTATCATCAGGGGCGGCGCTTTAGGCCTTCTTTTTGTCGCTTGATAGGTCTGCATTGAGGGTCACTCTCCCGTAGAACTGGTGATAGGCATCAGAGCTGAATACCAGCCCTTTCTCCCGGTTGCTTTTGACTTCCGCCTCACGCGAACGCTTAAGCTCTTGCGGGTTACGACCGCGTGCGCGCGCCACTTCGGCCTCATCGGCAAAACCACCCTTAACCAGCGCATCCCAGGCATTAGCCTCGTGCACCGGGTTGATCCAGGGCATCACAGGGCCTTGATAAACAGCGCTGTAAACCGAACTCATGTTTACATCGCCGGGCGGCACAAGGACGCCGCTGACCAACGCCATTTCGACGAAGGCCCGGTAAACCTTGCGCGACCAGTAGTCGATAAATTCGTGTTGCAGCAGGTCGTAACCCAGCTGCGACTCCACCAGTTCCTGACGCTGGGCCGAATAGGTACCCGTGTAGCTGCGCGTTGCCGTGGAGTAGCCAATGCGCGTGCCAGCTGCAACCGCGCGCAGCTGGCCATTGCGGAAGCTCTCCACAAACTGGCTGGGCCGGTTGCTTTCGATCATTCCGACGTCTTCGCCGGGTAGCAGCCCGTCGAACACCATGCCTGGGGCAATCGGAATGCTTCGGGCACCGGTGGCCTGGCCGTCCTTGCCGGCAGTCGTAGGCGCAACCACGTAGTCTTCGGTTGAGCCCTTCTTGATGAACATCGCCAGGGCTGCGCTGATACGGGCTGCTACGCGCTCGCTTTCCTCGTAGTCCTTGATATCCGCCAAGCGCGTCAATACAGCGTGCAGCAGGGGCTGGCCTCGGTTTTGCCCAATCCGCTTTCGATAAGCGATGTGCAACATCCGGTCGGCCGAAACAAACTTGGTGTCCGCCGAAAGGCTGAAGCCCAAGGCACTGCCCGGATGACGCTTCAGCAGGTTGTAGTCGAGGACACGGCGCCAGGCGTCCCGCGTAATGCCTTGGCAAATGCCGCTAGCCTCATCGTTGTAGCTCCAGGGCAGATAATCCGGCTCCAGAAGCTCCAGCGAGAAAGGCACTTTGTGCAGGTGCTTGAAATTCGGCACCTTGCCCAGCAGTTGCTGGGCCAGCATTTCCCCATCACGCAACCAGGTGCGGCACACCAGGCGTTCCATTTGCGCCCGGGTCAACTCCCCCGACGTTTCCGGCCGCAAGGACCACTCCGCCCACAGGTCTTTAATCTGCGCCGCGAACGCCAAGTGAATGTTGCCCGCATGGTCCAGCGGTAGCGGCTCCACCGCTATACCTGTACCGCCCACCACCCGTTCTTCCAGCCGGTCAAAAATACCTGTCACTAGGTCGTGGTCTTCGTCCAACTTTCGCGCCTGGCCGCGCAATGACTCCGCATCACGCTGCAAGGAGCTGTCTGCGCTTCGCGTTTGCCGTTCCGCTTTGTGCGTTCGGGTCATCCTGGCCGCCTCAAAAGCTTGAATGCCGCTACGTGCAGCAAGGCGGCGCAGACCAACCCCAGGGGCAACCGCCGCAATGCAGCGGTCGAAGAAGTTCAACGAAAGTCAGCCAGGGCATAACCCGGACTGCCTTGATGCGCGGCGCGTTGAGCGCTAACGCGGCGCTCCCATTCGCGCCGCCCTGCTTGGATTTGCGGCAGTTCGGCCATGGTGTGGGTGCGACCATTAAAAATGGTCGTTTTGCCCAGCAGAATGGCGGCCTCTGCCTCCATGTACTTGTCCAGCATCTCCTGCGCGTTTATAGCCATCCGTTACTTTCCACGTTGTGCCAGTCGCCAGGGGCGTCGGCTTGAGTTGTTGGGGGCTCAGGCCGCGCCGACTCAATCGGCGGCTCTGATTGTTCTGGCTCGTCCACGTCGGGCACTTCCGGCACCTCCCAGGTGCCCGAGGACGGCACGAACTGGGCTTCTAAAGCGAGCTGGTCCAGATCCAGGCCGAACCGCTCCTGGCTGATCCGCAGGGCGGCCAGCGCGTACACGAAACAGTCGAGGGCTTCGTTGCGGCGTTTTCCGTTGGTCCAGCGCTGTACCCGGCGGCCTTTGGAAACCACCCATTCCTTGCGCTCGCTGGTCAGCTGCTTCATTTCGTCTTCGTCACACACCAGCTCGTTAAGGGGCAGGTGGATACACTCAGGCACCGGACGATCACCGTCCGGTTCGATTTTTAGGCGGCTATAGATCAGCTCTTTGGCGTTGTCTGTGCCTACCTCAGTGAGGTAAACCCGGTCGCCCTTGGTCTTTTTCTTCGGGAATGTGGCAATTTTCTTGCCGTAGGTCGCGGCGCCGAACACCGGGATAACCCAAGTAACACCGTGCTTTTTGCTTTCCTTACGCACTTCGTCCGAGTAGTGACCGCCCGAGTCCCAGCACCAGCGCTCTACACGCATCAGCGTGCCGTCTTCGCGGGTGAACTGGCGGCGGATTTCCTGGCCCACCTTCTTGCGCAGCTCAACGCTTGCAGGGTCTCCGGTCAGCACCCAGCGGTGAATCAACCACGCTTCCTCACCGGCGCCGAAGGCCCATACACGGCCCTCATATCGGTCATCCTGTGTGTCGACACCACCGAACAGTGCTACGCCCCGCGCGGGCACTTTCAGGTAGTTGCTGCGCCGTTTGGCCAGCACTTCCCACTCCAGCTTCTCGCCTTGGTCTTCTTCCCAGGCTTCGCCCAGGGTGGTGTTAATGAACGTCTTGAGCTTGCCCCGATCTTTACCGACCTTCAGCCACTCGCTGACAACCGACGCCCAGGTGACGAACTCCGAATACACGGTCCAGATGTGAAAGGTGACGGAACGCGGCGTAGTGATTGGCTGATCATCAGCCGAAAACCACTCCATGCCGTCTCGAGTCCAAATGCCTTGGCGCTCGCAGATGTAGCGCCCAGTAACCGACGCCTGAATCATTTCGTGGTACTCAAACGAGCAACCGTTGCCGGACTCGCACAAGTACCAGGCTTTTTCTACCTGGCCGTAGCCGTCGAGTCGCCAGCGCATACCGTAAGGCTTGTCGAAGGCGCCCCACTTCAGGTGCTGCTCTGTGCCGCAGCACGGGCACTTGATGTTGAACCGCAGGAAGTGCGGCGACTCATCGGCTGCGCGGCTGATTTGGCAGCCCTCCCCCACTGACTCGTCATCCTCGCCGCCGGCAACGATCACCCCGGGCGTTGATCCACGAATTGACTTAGGGAATGTCGCACCCTCAAGGCGCTTATCCCCCAGCATCGTCGGGGAGCCTTCGCCTTCAATATCGGCGTCGAACTTCGACAGCTCGTCGTAAATCACTTCGTCCGGGCTTTTCTCCCGGTAGTTACGCGCGGCCTTGCCACCCAGGCACCAAAGCATTTTCGAGTTATCAAAACGCTTTTCGTCCAGGGTGTTATCCCGGTGCTTCACGCCGTACCAGGGCGCCAAGGCGCGCACCAGGGGAACGTCACGAATCATCGTTTCGATGTGCCGTTTCATCATGGTGTCGGCATCGGGGTCCGTCGGGCACCACGACAACACGTTGCGTTTCTTGTGCTGGATTTTGTAGCCCTTGTTGGCTACCAGCATCTTGGTATAGCCAACCCGCGCAGACTTCAGCACGTTGACTACAGCTATCAGGTCATTGCCCATGGCGTTGAGAATCGCGACCTGAAACGGCGCCGTGGTCCATCGCCCCTCTTGATAGGACGATTCGGACGACAGGTAAAAATGCTTATCGGCCCACTCAACCGCCGTGAGTGGCGGTTCCTTGTAGAGACCTGTCAGGCCCTTACGGACGCTATCAATCAGCGCCCTCATCCAGGGCTTCGACGAACTCATCTAGAAGCTCCGGCAAGGTGTCGGCCAGGTTGACCGCTTCGTTCCGCGTAACGGCTATTTCACGTTGGATAGCCTCGATATGACGCACCTCGATTTCCGGGTGCTTGCGTTTCACTTTGATGTGAATGGTGTCCAGGGTTGAGCCGAGCATTGCGCTCAACTTGCCCAGGGCGAACAAGCAAAAATCCACCGGCACCAGCTTTTTGGCCTTCACCCGATTACGCATTTCCTGTGCGTCGGCTTGCTCAGTGGTCAACCGTAATTTCTGCTGCGCTTGTTTGTACTCAATCAGCGGATCAATGGGTTGCCCGTCACCATCGAGCGGTTGTTGTTTCTCGCCCTTGTGAACCAGACGGTTATCCAGCACAGAACGCACGTCGTAAAACGACTCCCGCCCGATCTTGGCGATGGGCGTGACGCCCCATTTATCGAAGGCTTGTGTGGTAATACCGAGGCTGTCAGCCATGCGTGACTTGTTCAGCCACTCAGGCTTACGGGTGATAGATTGATTAGCCATAACTACACAACAACCAACCTTTGAAAATGGGTCATATATAGCGAAGACGCGGGGCCCGAATTACCCCCATGAGGGGTGGGGGTCCTGGAGTACCTTCGGTTTTTCGTGTCGGTCGACGTGTCAAGTGAAAAAGGGGATGAAATCGAAGAAAATGCTACTTTTTTCACCTCTTTCTCTGACTTCCCATCGACTACAGCCATCAACGAGCCGAAGCCATCGCTTCAGCCCAGGCGGTGGCAGCGTCAGCCTGATAGTTCGCGTTGACAATGTTCTGCCCGATCTTGAAGAACGGGAAAATGGCTCGATACTTGGGCGCTGAATCGCTAAAGATGAACACTGGCCGCACTGCATCACCCATGCCCATCGATTTGCGCTCCCACACACCCTGCGTGCCGTCGACATCACCCGAGAAGAACCGATGGGCGTTGCCCTTGCGGCGACTCCTGGCGCTGCCGCTGGCGTTTGCCTGATATCCCCGCGTGGACTCAGCAGCACCCAGGCCCGACAGGATCCTCATCATCGTGCCGCGTGATACGTTGCCGTACTGATTCATAAAAGCCGTAGTGGGTACGGCGAATTGACCGCTGCGCATGATGCCCCGCGCTATCAACGATTTTTCGAACCGCTTGTGAGGCCGCAGACCACCACTCACCGCCTGCTGTAGGTAGGTGTCGGCAGGAATGCCCGACGCCCAAGAGTCTTTGAAGTAGACCTCCGCAGCTCGCGCCTTGGTGGCCATCTTTACGAACAGGCTATTCAGCGTGGTCGGGGTTGGCCGGTCCAGGCGTTTCTGCATCACCGTGATTGTGCCCTTCTTGACCCGCTGGGCCAGTAAGGTCGCGGTGCGAGCCATCACAAATGGGATGTGCTTTTTCTCTAGCTCCCGCATGCCCGCAGAAACAGGGAAAGCGTCCAGCGACATGTCGACCTTGAACATCGTCCCTCCCCTGTTCTGTCGATTTACTGCCCGTTAGTTGTACGGCCTGTAGCCGGGTCGCTAACGCCGGCCTTGCGCGCCAGGAATTGTGTGTAGAGGCCTCCTGCAACGTCTGCGCCTATCACGGCGATTACGATGCCCAAGCCGGCGGCCAGGTAGAGGTTGTTCCAAAGGGCCATGGCGAGCAGCAAGGTGGCCATACCCAAAAGTCCAGAAGCGAGGAAGCGCAGTGCTACTCGCTGAAGGATTTGGCGAAGGCCCAGGTCGCTCCCTGATGCGCGGAGCATTTCTCCAGACAAACCGGCGAGGCTCAGCAGAACCAACAACCACAGGGGCACATCGGTCAGTGCCTGATGCTCGGAGTTCATCTTAAGTCCTCGAATAGGTCGGCCTCCACGTCACTGGCATCCGCTTTAGGCAAGGAGACAGGCGTGGGCCGAAAACAAAAAAGCCCCGCTCAATGGCAGGGCTTGTAAAGAGAAGCAAAAAAAACCGGCCTAATGGCCGGGTTTTGGAGGCGTCTCGCTGCGTTCACAGCAATCCACGCTGCTATCAAAACAGATCTATTCCGCGCGGAAAAGTGTTTTTTCCTATACTCATAAAAGGTAGATTAAAGTAACGATAAGCACCCCCATATAGAGCATGGAAGTCGACGAATGAATGATCATGAATCCGCTTTAGACAATGAGCTAGAAAAGCACTCTCATCTAAAGGTATACCTAGACTACTACAAGACACTTGCAAGCCCAGGATATGGCGTATTGGTAACAGGAGACTGGGGCTCAGGAAAAACGCACCAAGTAAGAAATATATTAAAAACTGATGAATTTCACTATATCAGTTTATTTGGCACACAGACCACAGAGGAAATTTATTCCGCTGTTTATGCAAAGATGTTTCCACTACAATCGGCCGCCAAGAATATTGCCACCTCTAGCAATGGCGCAGGTGCAGGTTCGATCAATATTGGAGGACTCGTCTCCGGCGTGGCAAGCGCCTTTATACGAGAGCAAGTTAAAAACGACAAAATAATTGTATTTGACGACCTAGAGCGAAGCAGAATAAAAACTAACGACCTCTTAGGAGTATTCAATAAATATATTGAACATCACGGATGCAGGGTAATTGTACTTGCGCACGACAAAAAAATAACAGAAACACTTAAAGACATAAAAGAAAAAGTCTTCGGCCAAACAATTTCCATCACCCCTCAAACATCTGAAGCCTTTGAAGAATTCGCAAGCAAAATCACGGACAAAGATATAGCGGCAACAATCAAAAAAATAAAATCAGTGATTCTAGATATATTCAATCAGTCTGAAACTTATTCTCTCCGCATACTTAAACATTCCCTAGACGATCTAACTAGATTGCTAGAACTATTATCCCCAACACACAGAGAAAACGAAAAAGCCATAACAGAACTTAGTGGTTTTTTCCTCGCACTAAGCTTGGAAGTTAGGTCCGGCCGGCTAAATGATTCCGACTTGACAGATCGAGAAGATACAATTTTCAAACATAAAATGTCAGTACGCAGAAGTGCAAGTGAAACCCCGCCCCCTATATACATTGCGTCTGAGAAGTACAAAGATATTGATCTGGGAAACCGGATACTGAATGATGAAACACTTATAAAATTACTTACAAAGGGAATTTATTCGAAAAAAAGCATCCATGAATCGCTGGATCAAAGTTTGTACTTCACTAAGGCAGAGGATTTACCTGCTTGGTTGGTTTTTATGAAGTTCGACGAACTGAGCGAGGCTGAGTCTAGTGATGCAGCGGCAAAGTTGATACAACAATTCGACGCAAGAGAAATAGAAATCCCAGGAGAAATCCGGCACCTGTTTTCACTTAGATTTTTACTCTCAGAAATGGGCTTGTTACCTAGAAATTATGATCAAATCGAGGCTGAATGCAAAAAATATATGGACGATCTCCTTTCATCAAACAAGGTAGAACCATTCAAATTACACTATAGCTCTTTCGAAGACATCATGCGTGATAGTTTCGACGGATACGGTTATTGGGTCGAGGAAGACTACAGGCAGCATTTCGAAAGAGTAAGTGATTACATTCGAGAAACTCAAGACCGCGCCACAAAACAGCACTACCCCGCAGTTGCCAAATTACTTCTCAAATTAGTATTAACTGACGGCATTGCATTTGCTGAAAAAATAAGCTACAAAAATGGGGAATTTAGCGAGTATTCCGATATCGACATCCTGTCAAGCATTGATCCTAGCGACTTCGTGCAAGAGTGGATGGGTTCACCAGCGAACAACTGGATCCATATAAGTAAAGGCCTTGTGAAAAGATATTCATCTAACCAGCTATCATCGACACTTGCAAGTGAAAGAGACTGGATGAAAGAGGTTATCAAACTATTAATAAAAGAAGAAAAAAAGTCTAAGGGCGTTAGACAAAAAAGAATAAGCCGCGCTTTATCTCTGAATTTGAACTCAATATCATTGTAAGTATAAAAACCAACTACTTGAGTAAAGGCCGAGCTGATCAGCGGCCTTTACTCATGAGAAAATTATGCTGCAACTCGTAGAAAGTTTATAGCACAATCAATCCAAGCAGCGCCTGCCCTGGCCAACTCTCTCGTTTTACCTTCGCTAATCCCATAATGCTTACCCACGCGCGCCATAGGCCATTTGGCACCGAAGTAAAGCCAAATAATTTCACCCATCTGCTGATCTCTATGGGCCAGCTTAGAAACCGCTGAATCGATTAGAATCGCCCAGTCATCAGTAATGCAATAGCTCTTCGACGACGACGCTTGCGGCATAACCTGCCGCATCAAAGCAAAAGTCGGAGAGGTGTAGCCAGGCACCCCCATCCCGTCCATCCTCCACCAGCCCCACTGTTCCAGCAAGTATTCGGTATCTCCCATGGGCCGGCCAGCCGGCTTACGAATCATCATGCTCTCAATCCCCTGTGTAATTTGTTCCGCCTGCTCCCAGGCGGTTTGGTTGCTCGTATTGGCTCTGTGGCCCTATCGGTGTTGGAGGAATCTTTAACGCCAAGACTTCGCGCTGTACCTGCTGCAATTTGAAACTCAATTGGGTGACCAACTCGTCGACAGAAAGCACCAACTTGGTCCCCTGAACAACCCAACCTGAGCCGTTGCAATCCGTGCAAACCAGCTCATAACCCCCCCCGCCACTACCGCCCTACCCTTGCAGATCGAGCAAGGTTCAAGCTCGATCCGCTCCCGCTTAAAGCCAGGCCCCTGTCGTTTCTGCACGTTTTAAAACCTCGCCCTTAACAAATTGTGGTTCTGGCTCGCAGGCCCCGCCGTTCAAGGCGTCTACGAGGTTTTGCGAATCTTCATATCTAACGCCTGTCTGCGCGTGAATCGCCTTGAAACCGCGCGCGTCTAACCAGTCGTGCCACTTCACCAACGCCAGGCGGCGTTGCTCTGTGGCCTGGGTGTTGATGTACGTCGAGGCGATCTTGCCCAGTGAATGGTTCAGCAGCATCTCGCCGATGTGGCCGTCAACGCCGAGGTCGGTCCAGGCAGTGCGCGCCACCTTGCGCAGGTCGTGACTGGTCCAGGCGCCCTGCCCTAACCGGGTGAATACGGCGCTCGCTTGGTTGTCGCTCAGCGGCTTGCCACGGCGTGACGGGAACAGAAAGGCTCCTTCGTAACCCTGGGCGGTTTGACGTTCGCGGTAATGGCGCAGCAGTGCACACACTTGGTCGGTCAGTGGTACGCGTAGCTCGGTCTTGCTCTTGGTGTGTTCGGCGGGCAGGAACCATTCGCGCTCAGGCAGCGCAATGTCAGCCCACCGCGCCTGTCGGGTTTCACCGATCCGGGTGCCGTGGCACAACATCATCAAGGCCAGCATGGCGTCACCTGGCGCGCTGTCAAAGCGCTCAGCCAGCAGCGTCACCAACTCGGGCACCTGCACATCGCGCAGCCGGGCGGGCTTGGGCTGGATGCGCGCCGTGGTGAAGTGGCTGAACTTGAGTTCGGCCGCAGGGTTAAAAGGGATCAGGTCCAACTTGCGCGCCTGACGGAAGGCCATGGCGACCAGGCGAAACAGCTGCTGAACGTACGACAGCGACAGCTCCTCCTGGGCTGGCCACATCAGCAACTTGTCCAAGGTCTGGGCGCTCACGTCAGCGAGCGGCAAATCATCCAGACGCGGCTTGAGCTGGCAACTGATCGCGGACTTGATCGCTTTCCGGCGTTTATCGGACAACGCGCGCGACTTGGCCATGCGCTCACCGAACCAGTCGAGCAGTTCCCCCACCATCACCCACCCCGAAACGCTGGCGGCACCATCGGCGGCTACGCGCAGTCGCACCGCCGGCAAGGCCGCGATGACTTGTTTTGTGTTCAGGTCAGGAAAGGCGCCGATGCGGTGCCATTGGCGTTTGTTTAGCAAGTACCAAGAGCCGCGCGTGCGGTTCTTCGCGAAACGAAAATGCAGGGCCGGGTGACTGGCGTCCCGCAGGTCGCGCACATGCTCAAGCTTGGCATTGCGGGCAATCTCAGCGTCCGACAGCTTCACCGTGAGGGTTTGGATTTGCGTGCTCAAAACGCGCCCTCTTCCGGATTAAGTAGGTCGATAACCTCAAACGTCGACGGCCACATCTGGCCGCCGTATCGAACTGCCATGGCCTGATCGAAAAAGAGCGCCAGTGCATGATCCGGCGCACTTCCCAGGTCGATCTTGGAAGAGCAGCAATACACCGCATAGCGGTAGAGGGCAGGTTTGGGAACGGCAAGGCGGGAATCAGCCATCAGATTTTTTCCTTTGATTTGTAGCGGTCGCGCATGCTGCTGACCTTTTCGGGTTTGCTCGGCTCAACCCAACCAGCCGCGAGCTGTTCGAATCGGCTGTACTGACCGAGGAAGGCGGCACGCACGGTGCCGCCGGCAATGTCACGGCCCTTGCCGATAATGATTTCGGCAATGCCTTTGGCTTCGGAGTGTTCGTGGTAGACCTCGTCGCGGTACACGAACAAGATGATGTCCGCGTCCTGCTCGATGGCGCCGGATTCGCGCAGGTCAGAACACAGCGGGCGCTTGTTGGGCCGCTCTTCGCATTTACGGGAGAGCTGGCTGAGCAGAATCACCGGAACGCCCAGTTCGCGGGCCATGAGCTTCGCGGTGCGTGTCATATGGCTGACTTCCTGCTCACGACTGGACGTGCGCGAGTCGGACTCCACCAATTGCAAGTAGTCGATGACAATGAGGTCCAGGCCGTACCGACGCTTATGGCGGCGAGCCGCCGAACGCAGTCGATTCATTGACATCGACGCGCGATCCGACAGGTACAGATTCGACTTCTTGAGCTTGCCGGCGGCACTCATCAGCTCGGCGCCGTGAGTGTTAGGGGCTTTGCCATTTTTGATCAGCTGTAACGGCACTCGCCCTTCGGACGCCATGAAGCGATCCATCAAGCCCGTGTTGTCCATTTCCAGACTGAACGCCATCACGCTTTTGCCATCACGGATAGCCGCGTGAGACGCGATGTTCATCGCGAGCGTGGTTTTGCCCATGGCCGGACGGCCGGCAATGACGATCAGTTGGCCAGGCTTGAGCCCTTGCAGCTTCTCGTCCAAATCAGGAATGCCCGTGGACAAGCCGTCAATTTCGTCACCACGATCAGCCCGGGCCTGCAGCACCTCAATGTAGTCGTTGAGAAAGTCCTCAGCCTTGACCACTTCGGATGTAGCCGATTGGCTGTCAATGGCGTGGGACTCAGCCTGTACCGCTGCAACCTTGTCAGCCGCTGGCTGGTCACCGTAGGCGATGTCGTTGATCCGCACGCTCAGCTCGATGATCGACCTATCCAGGCTACGCTCACGAACCGTTCCGGCGTAGGAAGCGGCGTTCGCAACACTCGGTGTATTGCGGGCAATTTCTGCCGCGTAAGCAAACGAATTCGCTCCTCCAGACAGATCCCCCACGTATACACCGACTGTCACGATATCGACGGGATGGCCGTCACCGTGCAAGGCCAAAATCCCTCGATACAGTTCAGCATTGTCCTCGTAGTAAAAGTCCTCAGGCGCCAAGTCGGCAGCGAGTATGTCGATCAACTCAGGGCGCAAGAGCATGGCCCCCAGCACGCCGTGTTCGGCTTCCAGACTGTAGGGATCACGCATTGTAATTACCCTCCACGACCTTCACGAAGTTGCTCGGGGCAATCAGCCAATCGAAGTTGCAGCGAAAAGGACTACCACCAGAGGCTGAAACCTTGCCCATCAGAAACTCGCTGGAGCGCACCAGGGCGAAGTACTCGGCCCAGAAACTGAGATCCTGATGAACATCGCTTTCGTTCCAACGCGCGTTGACCTTGGCAATTCGATCCTTGGTCAACAACATGACCCTAGGAAATTCCGGGATCGTTGCGTTGAACAAATCGACGATTGCCTGGGTTGGGCATTTCGACTTCGAAATTTTCGTTGGTTGCTCAGCTCCAACAAGAGGTGATGGTTCACTTGATGGTTCTATTACGGTTCTGGGTGCGGCTGCTGCGGGGGTTTGCGTCGTGAGCTGCGGGGGTGGTGGTGCATCTGGCGCGGGGTGCGCCGCTTGCGGGGGTGCATAAGATGCGGGGGTCAGTGTGTAAATCGTCGAACGCCCCATCCGTTCCCGGACAGACAAAAGACCTACCTGGCCGAGCCACTTTATGGCGGCCTGAACAGTCCTTTCAGCAAGGCAAGTACGCTCAGAGATACGAGCTACGGAAGGCCAGCAAACACCCTCGTCGTTCGCATTGTCAGCCAGCGAGATTAGGACTGCTTTTTGCGGGCCACTCATGCCTTGCAACGGCCAGCACAGGCTCATGATGATGGTACTCATGCGGGAACATCCTGGGCAGGTGCCAGGGACGCCTTCAAGTAATCGAGGCATTCACGGCGGAATTGAGACTTGGATGCATGCGAATACTGTCCGCCGATCATGAGGGCGGCCTTCATTGCGGCGGATTGATTTTTAGCGAGGTGTCGAGAACCCTTTTCAGGGGCGTCGGAGAGTGTCGCGACATATCCGGAAGGATTGACGACGGGGGCGTTATTGATCATTATTGACCTCGAAATAAAGTTGTACCAAGCCGCCCTGCCAGGCGGCTTTTTTATGTCTGGGCTTTAAGTACTGGATGTCTTAACAGCTAATACAAAGCACTGATGTCACTGCGTGTTCGGTTGCATAATTGGTCAGTAATCAGTACGCACCGAGCAGCACTTTGCGAGCAATTGGAACGAGGTCAGGCCGAAGCCCAGCGATGGTTATTTCTCCCGCTGAGGCGTCCTGAAGGCGCTCAGCAAGATCAGCTGAAGCTTGCCGGTGCCCGCCCGCCAATTGCCGAAGATGCCCGACGGTGGTTCCAGCCTTCTTAGCTGTGGCTTCACGCTCATCAGCGGTCTTGCGGGCGAGCCATCCCCGTAGATGGTCATTCATAGGTGCCTCTCCGTTTAATACGGCGAGAAATTTAGCCTAGAGCTATATTTTGAGCAAGGAAAATTTAGCTGTGAGCATATTTAGCAATGCGCTAAATGGTGGCAACCTTTGGCACATGGATATCTACGAAATCAGAAAGCGAAATCTGCGAACCCTTATTGGTAAGCAGAAGAAAGCCTCATGCGCGGCGCGCTGGGAGATGAGTCCTGCTCACTTGAGCCAGGTCCTTTCGGACAAAACCCCCAAGAACATCGGCGATGAAGTTGCTCGACGCATTGAGCGCCTGGAAGGATTGGATTCTGGCTGGTTCGACTCGCTTCAGGGTTACGCCCCAGGGGAAATGCTGACTGAAGATCCTGGTCATTCAGGATTGAAGGAGATACGCCTGTGGGATGAAGGCACCCCACTAGAGAATGATGAAATTTCGGTTCCATATCTGCGCGAAGTCGAGCTCGCAGCCGGATCAGGGCGCTTTGTTATTGAAGAAGGCGAGAAATCAAGCCTTCGATTCGACAAGCGCAGCCTACGCCAGAACGGTGTGCAGTTCGACAAAGCGAGATGTGTGACCGTTAGAGGCAATAGCATGCTGCCAGTGCTTAGGGACGGCGCCATTGTGGGAGTGAATATTGGCAGCACAGCTCTCGCCGAGGTCGTAGACGGCGATCTATATGCAATCAATCACAATGGTCAGTTGCGTGTGAAGCAACTCTACCGGCTCCCTACGGGCATGCGAATGCGCAGCTTCAATCGAGATGAACATCCTGATGAAGACTACAGCTACCAGCAATTGCACGATGAGCAGATAAGTATTCTCGGCCACGTTTTTTGGTGGGGAATGTACGCGCGATAGTACCCAGCAGCTAAATTATCAAACCCGCCATGTGCGGGTTTTTTTATATTTAGCTAAATTTATTTAGCTTACAGCTATTGACTGATATTTAGCTTGAAGCTAAATTTGCGCCTTCACCGGATAATAACCGGCCAGATGGAAGGCAGCGATGGACCGGCCTAAACGGTTCAGAGGGTTGGCAACTGACCCGGGCGTGCAGCGTAAAGCGCCAAGACGAGTTATCCAGCGGGAGAATAAGCCGAAAGGCCCGCGGCTGGAAAAACAATTTGATTGGGCCGGCGGCGACGCCAGTAGCTGGAAGCCGGCAGACGACACCAGAAGATTTCACGTCAGCGCCTGTATCGGGCGCTTTCGGAAAACAACCGGGAGTCAAAGCGATGGACGAAATCATCAGCGGCGCATGGAAGGGTCACCTCGGGCGCGGCCTTGCGCCGAAGGAATTGCAGTATCTACTGGGCACCGCCCAGGGCATGACAGCCAAAGAAATAGCCCGCCAATTCGACGTGGCGACCTGCACCGTGGCAAAGCGCCTTTCGTGCGCAATGTTCAAGCTTGGTGTAACCCGCCAGGCCGCCGCCGTTGCCGAGGCGATGCGCCGCCAGATCATCTCACCAATGTGCTTTGCATTGGCCGCGCTGATTGCCATGCACGCAATGATAGGCAACGACGCAATGCGACGTGACCGCAGGATTCCAGAGCGCCGTACTGCCCAGGTACGAATTGTACGGCAGCCAGAACAACCAATGCTCATTGCTTAAATAGACGCAACTCAACGAGGTACACAGCATGCACGCATCAGTTCAACAGCGAGTCGAAGTGGCTGCGGCCTTGCGAGTTCGCACGCAGATTGCTACTGCCGAGTTCTATGCTCTGATTGGTAGGGAGCAACCCGTACAGAAAATTCGCTACCAAGTCGTAACTCGCGGCAAGGCCTACCACATCGTGGAATGGGCGACCGGTAAAGTCAGAGGGTTTCGCTGGACGCACAAGGACGCTGTCAGCTTTGCCGAGTTGCTGGAGCTGGATCGCCTAGGTATGGCAGAGGAGCATCAAATAAAACAGGCTCGATAACACCATAGGCAGACTGTCTTGATTTACCCGCCCATGCAATCGAAGAGATTGACCATGGATAGAGACAACTTACAGATCCACGAAACTAGCGCGCGAAGAAGGAGAAACAAAAAGCTCGATTTTGTTCATTTCTGCAAGCCGATAGAGACGTCCTTCCCAAACTTTATTATGGAAATCTTGCGAGGGGAAACACTCGCACTCTCAAATACCACCAGATTATCCCCTATCGCTTCTATGAGTTGATACTTGGGATCACCTTTCACGTAAACCACAGGCAAGTCCTTCAGAGTCCCCGATGAAAGCTCATACCCTTTGGCCCTACCTACAATATTAGGAGCTGTATAGACGGCCAACGATATGCACAAAAAAATTTGTAAGACCTGCATTAAACCGATGCTCTTAAAACCCTCATTGAAAACCAAATCGTAAATATAACAACCTACTGAGATTCCCAGTAACAAACCACTTATCTGGCCCAGATAGTATACAGAAGGCGAGTACTTCGGAAATGGATCTAAAAGCAAATACAGCGCAAACATAGCCGAAACCAATACAATGAGGCCTACGACAACAGCTAGCCATCTACGTAAAAAATTTCGTTCAATAGGTGTTCGACTAAGCCCCCATGAAACCACTAAACCGATTATTACATAAAGGAAGACCATAGCTCCCTTCCGGACAAAGTATTCTGTGGGCACGGTATTGATTAACCAAGACGCGCCCATCCGTTCAAACATATATCTGAACTCAAAAAAGCCAGCGATGCCAGCTATGAATGAGGTTACTCCCAGTATAGAACCAAGCTTGACCGCCCATTCGCCCAAGCTGTTAAGAGTGAGAGCGCGCTCAGTCATTAGATGGAAGAACTTGTTCTTGCGACGTTTGCACTTTTAACTTCCTCTGTGCTTGTTTTTCGGCAAGTGGTTCTACTCTTCTGAATACCGAGAAGAGAATTTTCATTTTCATTAGTGGGTTTCCATCAACCCGCGCATCTAACACACAACGCTGCCGCTCAGACAAATCCAAAACCTGCTCCATTCTTTCAGAGGCTCTTTTTACAAAGTTTTTTTGCCCCAGAGTCATCCCCCCACATCAGAAGCATCAATATCAGATAACTTCATTTCTGAGGATCGGGCATGCAAATTCTTATATGTTTGAACAGCTGTCTGGTAAACAACTGCGACAGCGGCAACCATCACACCGACATGAAACGCAGCCTCAAGAATAACCGCCAATTCAATATAACCAGGCGAAGCGTACTTTATTTTTTCGATTTCAGGCTTGCCGCTTTCGGGAATACCTTTGAAAAGATTGTTAAAAAAATGAACCGTACTATAGCCACCACGCCATGGAAATTTATTATATACGAGCTGTACCTTGCGCTCATCACTACCCTGCAAGTCACCCAAGAGAGAAAAGGCAAAACCATAAACTCGAGTATAATTATGCGTGACCTCCGACAACTCCTCTAGAGACCAATTTAAGTCCAATAAAAGCTTAGTGGTATCATTATCCATCAACGAGTCCTATATGAGATCTTCCATGTCTGCACACTCGGAATTTGACTTCGAGCATAGCACGGATCGGCAAGGTAACAGCATGCGCCAAGTAGCACAACGCCATCACAAATTATGGCTTTGTGCGCGATCTCTCAGTGACCCGGTTACGGAGGCTGTCTGCCGCGTCGAACGCAACGCCCTCCCCTTAATGGACTTCGGATCAGGACATTAGCTGTACGAACAGAGCCGTCACCCGTTAGACCAAAGGACGAACTCGAGCTTGCGATACGAGAATGCTGTGGGCGAGTGATGTGTTCGCCGCCCAATCGGTGCCTGTCGACTCAAAACATCACGACAATCACTAGCAGCACCGTCCTTCCAGACATACCGTTAAAGGCTGACACAGGGGCAGCCTCCTCTCGTCATGCAATTTTCGACGCGTGACCTAGAGCTTTTGCTGCTGCCACTTTGATATCGAGGTGTACGGTGGAGTTAGCGGTAACAATGTTTATTAATGCCTGCCGCGCATCCTCGCCACCTGCATAGCCCAAGCCTTCAGCTGCTGCGACTTTTATATCTAAATGCACGGTTGAGTTTCCAGTCATGGTTTGAATCAACTGCGACACAGCTTCAGATGGCGTTGCCATAAATACTTATCCCTAAGACATTAATTGAGGAGTCGCGATACTAGGTAGTTTGGCTCTCCATAGCAATTCATCTTCCCCCACCTTTCCCATCTTCTGCCGCGCACAGCAGCAAGGACAACACATGACAATGAACAAGACAGCGCTGCCCAGTGCGGGTAGCGGGAGATAACTATGCAAGCAGAAATCTTATCGGATAAGGAGCTTGCGGACCTCACCGGCTACAAGCTCAGAGCACATCAGCGTAAATGGCTTAGGGATCGCAACTGGGTATTCATCGAGAGTCGCGGCGGTCGGCCCTTGGTCGGACGGATGTTCGCGCGCATGAAGCTGGGCATGGTTAATCCGGCCATCGTTGAACAGAACCCACCGCCGGGGCGCCCTGTTTGGACGCCAGACTTCTCCAAGGTGAACTGATATGCGCCCCCGGAACCACGAAAACAGAGATTTGCCGCCTGGAATGGTGCGCCGTAAGCGCCCAAGGAAAAATGGCAAGGTTTGGATCGGCTACTACTACCGGGATTCTGCTGGCAAAGAGATCCCGCTCGGAACAGACCTGAGCAAAGCCCGTTTGAAGTGGGCCGAACTTGAGGCCAAAGAAAAACCCGCCGATCTGACAACGATGAGGGGCATCTTCGACCGATACGTGCGCGACGTCATCCCAAAAAAGGGCGAGCGGACCCAGAAAGACAACATGGCCGAACTAAAACAGCTTCGCCCTACGTTTGATGAGGCACCCATAGATTCGATTACTCCGTTCAACATCGCAGGTTACCGTGATGCTCGCTCAGCGAAGGTTCGTGCCAACCGCGAGATCGCGCTCCTGTCCCACGTTTTCAACATGGCTAGAGAGTGGGGCCTCACGGAACGGGAGAACCCTTGCCAGGGAATCAGGAAGAATAAGGAGGCGCCGCGTGATTACTACGCCAACGCGGCTGTTTGGGATGCCGTCTACGCGGTTGCCGAACAAGAACTCAAGGAAGCCATGGACCTGGGCTATTTGACCGGACAGCGGCCTGCTGACGTGCTGATCATGCGCAGCGACGATACCGAGGGTGACCACTTCCTAGTAACGCAGGGCAAGACCGGCCAGAAGCTTCGAATCTTGATGCGTACGGAAGCCGGGGAAAACAGCTTGGGGAGATTGGTCAGGGAGATCAGCGAAAGGAATGTCGGTCATTCGTCCAAGTACCTGCTGATCAACAGATACGGAAAGCGAATGACGAAGGGGATGCTGCGCTTGCGCTGGGACAAGGCGCGGGAAAAAGCAAAGCAGAACGCCATCGAACAAGGCGACCCGCTGCTCGCGGCCAAGATTGGAGGCTTTCAGTTCCGCGACATCCGGCCGAAAGCCGCGTCGGAAATCATCGATATCGGGGATGCCAGCCTGCTGCTGGGACACAGTAAACAGGAGATCACAAAGCGGGTTTACAGGAGGATTGGCGCCACCGCGAAACCGTCCAAATAG